AATAGATATGGTAGTATTAGATATTAACACTGGTGAATATCAAGCCTATGATGTAAAGACCGCAAACTATAGGAAATCTGACTATACACCTAAAGATAGGTATGTTAGAAAGGCAGGATCATTGATAAATAGAGGCTTGACAGAACTACAAAAAAAATTAAAGGTTAAGATATATTACAACAGATGAAACTTACAGCTAACATATCCCTAGATGAGCTTACCAAGTCTCAGATTGCAGAACGTAAAGGTATTAATAACAATCCTAATCCTGCACAAATAGAAAATTTAAAAGCACTAGCAGTAAATATATTACAGCCTGTTAGATCACACTTTGATAAACCTTTAATTATATCTAGTGGTTTCCGTACTGCTCAGCTTTGCATAGAGATAGGTAGCGTACCTACCAGCCAACATTGTGCAGATGATAATGCTGCGGCAGCAGACTTTGAAATACCAGGTGTTGATAATAAAAAACTAGCTTTATGGATTAGAAACGAATTAACTTACGACCAGCTTATATTAGAATTTTATCGTGATAATGAACCAACATCAGGTTGGATTCATTGCTCTTACTCAACTGATCATAATAGAAATCAACCACTAAGAGCTTACAGGGAGGATGGCAAAGTTAAATACAAGCCATGGATGGAATAATGTGGTTCAATGTTTTAGGTATGGGAATTAAGACAGCTGCCAAGCTGTATTCTGACAAGCAAAAAACAAAAGAAGCTCTATCAGAAGCTAGACTACTTCATGCAGAGAAGATGAGACGGGGTGAGATAGAATATAAAGGTAAGGTATTTGAGCATCAGAAGGGAGACTGGAAAGATGAGTTCGTACTTATCGTTTTGTCTACCCCCATCTTCATGTTAGCTTACTCTGTGTTTGCAGATGATCCTAAGATAGAACAAAAGATGGATCTGTTCTTTGAAAAACTCCAGTCAATGCCATGGTGGCTAGTTGGTTTGTGGGTATCTGTAGTTGCTGCGATCTATGGTATCAAAGCTAGTGAGATAAAAAACTTCAGCAAATGAGTAATCAAATAACAAAGATGTTTTCACAAGCCTTTGGTACAAAGGTTACGTTGAAAGCACAACAAGGATATGGCAAAAAGAAAACTAAATTTAGAAAAGCTACCACACGAAAGAATACCAAAAAAAACAAGTCTAGGTAGACGACCTAAGACATCTTCTATGAACAAGAATAAACGAAGATCGTGGAAGGCTTACAACTCACAAGGTCGATGAAACCCATAATGATTACGCTATTATATTTAACTTTTGGTGGAGACATCAAACAGGAGACATTTGAGATATTTACAAGTTGTAGTAGTTGGTTTAATACTAACGTAGCAGTATATGAGAAGAGGAAAAAGACCTTTCTATCTAATCATTACTATTACAAATACCAAGATAAAAAAGTTATAGGTTATATTTGCGGAGGAAACGAACCACAATGAAAGTAAGTGAGGACACATCAGTATCAATGCCAATCAAAAATATGGTTGGTATTATCGTAGCTGTAGCTATGGGTATCTTTGCTTATACTGAAGTCACTGCTAGACTTACATCTTTAGAAACTTCAAGAGAATTATTCCAAGCAGACTTACTCAAAAAATCCGAGCAGTTACCAACTGATCAGGAACAATATATGTTGTTGGAGACAGTGTTTAAGGATGTAGAAAAGCTAATTGAGACACAAGAACAGAATATGACAAACAAAGTAAACATAGAATTTTTAAAACAACAAGTAGATAAACTACAAACTGATGTAGAAAAATTAATTAGAAATGGGAGTGGTCATTAATGATTGAAACAGTTGTAGCTTTACTTATGTTTGTTGGTCCTGATATTAAGGAGCATCGTATACAAGAATCTATGTCTGTATGCTTGAAGCATAAGCGTGAAGCCATGAGACAAATCAAAGATAATATAGATTATAAATGCGTTAAATCAAAAGCAGAACTTGAAAATAATATTGATGGATCTAAATCTATCAAAGCGTTAATATTAAACTAATGGAACCTATCTGTTATATTTTTATTATGCTATGGCTTATGGGAGTTAGTAGCTAATGGAATTTTTTTTTCCTATGAATACTATCGTAGCTTTAATAGCTATTGTATTCATGATCCTTTGGACTCTTAGACCATAATGTACTGTATCATTTGGATGAGGAACGACAAATGGGAGTTGTTCACAAATGAGATATGGGACACAGAAAAAGAAGCCACAAAGTATGCACTTAAAAAACACTTCAAGAAAAAAGATAAATGGAAAGTTGTAAATTATTTCAAAGAGTATAGAATGAAATCATGGCTATAACATACAGAGGTGAGAGATTTTCAGGGTACAATAAACCTAAGAATGCACGAACTAAAACTAAGAAGTTTGCTGTTCTTGCAAAGTCAGGTAACAAAGTTAGATTGATTAGATACGGAGATGCAAACATGACAATCAAGAAGTCATCTCCTGCTAGACGTAAATCTTTCAGAGCTAGACATAGATGTGCTACTGCTACGAACAAGCTCACTGCTCGTTATTGGTCATGCAAAAAATGGTAAAGAAAAAAACTTGGTCACGTAAAAACATCACTATCGTTTGTGGGTATTGTCTTATGTGTAAAAGACAGCTCTTGAGTAATGAAGGTGGATGGATTATAAATGCAGAGAAGAAGTATTTTTGTCATGAAGGAAGAGACGGAAGTTGCTTCGATCAATATTGTAAAAAAGGAGTAGAAAATGTACGGAAAGAAAATGAAAAAGCCTTCTATGCCTAAGAAAGCTAAGAAGAAAAAAAATAAGAAGAAGAAATAATGCCAAAGAAAAAAGGTAAAAAAAAATATACTGCAAAGCAGATGAAGATAGCTCGTGTAGCTTTTCCAAGAGATCGTATTACAGCAGCTGATTTCAGAGCTTTAAGAAAAGGTAGAAAAAAAACATGACAACTAAATCAGTTAAAGCACCAAGAGGTTTTCATTGGATGAAAAAAGGTAGTTCATTTAAATTAATGAAAGGTGCTTACAAACCACACAAAGGAGCTGTAAAGATGGCAAAGTTTACAGTACAGAAAAGACATGGCTAAACTTTGTGCAAAAGGTAAAGCTGCTGCTAAACGTAAGTTTAAAGTATATCCATCAGCGTATGCCAATATGTACGCTGCTGGTGTATGTAGCGGTAGAATAAAACCTAAAAGAAAAAAGAAAAGATAATGTCAAAAGGTTTACGATCATGGGTTAGAGCCAACTGGGTTGATATTGCAAACCCAAAGAAAGGTGGTGGCTTTCCTAAGTGTGGTCGTAGTAAAGGTGAGAAAAGAAGAAACTATCCTAAGTGTGTGCCTTTATCTAAAGCAAGAGCTATGTCACCAAGTCAAAGACGTGCTGCAGTATCAAGAAAACAAAGAGCAGAAAGAAGAAGTCGTAAAGGTAAAAGACCTAACTATGCGAGGACTTAGCCAATTCTTTTTTAACGATCTCATAATCCTTCCAAATAAATTCTAAAGGTTTCCACATACCTGTTTGTCTAACTTTCTGTCGTCTGTAATGTATGATGGTTGAATGATCGTAGTTAAAAAAACTTCCTAACTTTGGTGTAGAGATTTGATAGTGTTCTAAAATATAATTAATGATGACAGCTCTTGGCTTGACCATATAATTTAATCTTCTTCTACTCATTATATCATCAGCAGCTACATTGAAGTGCTTAGATACTGTGGCTAATATTTTATTAAATATTTCATAACCAACAGGAGGATGATACTCTGTTTCTTTTTTTATTCTTTCTCGATCCTCTTTCATTTTATACTTATCGATGAGTGCTTGGCTTTTGTAGACAAGATGTGTCTCGGCTAGCCTGTAGCCATTCTTAAATCCTGTTCTGTAAATCTGTAGTTCCCTTGATGATAGTTCTCTAAACATGATAGCTTTCATGCCTAGTTTTATTTGTTTCTTTTTCTTTTGTATTTGTTCAAAGTGCATAGCTTCCTCTTAGTTGTTACCAACTTTTTCTAGTTGTTTTTGTTTTTTGTTAATAAGAGTTAAGCTCTCATTAACTGGTCCTCGTAGTCTGCGACTTTCAAATGTAAGCTATAACTTTCAGCTTTTAATTTGTTAGCCTTATGTAAGTGCTTGACGTACAGTTCACTTTTCTTTCTCTGTAAGTCCCTTACTTTTTGCAGACTCTCCTTGATCTTTTGTAGATCCTGAGCCATTATTTTCCTCCTTCACTTTTGTAAAGTCCCATTTAATCTCATTGACTTTCACTTCTACCAACTCGCCTTCATTTGAAGGATTGGCAGCCTTCTCAGCATCATCAAACTTTTCTATGTAAGTAAAGTTTGCGTTGCCATGTCTTGATCTTATATATGATTTTACCTTTTTGTCAATCATTGTAATCTCTTTCTAATATAAACTCTAGGTTTTGTATGGCTTTTAGTATATCCTCTTTTCCGTTTTTTTTCTTATGTCTTGATACATATTTAATAACACAGCCTTCAGCAAATTCCATTCGATTAGCTTGTATATATTCTATTGGCTGTATGGTCATGGTTTTGTACCACTCACCACCAACTTGTTTCTGTAAATTCTTTTTATTCATAAAGTTACTTAGCTAAGAGGCGAGGAAAAACAACGATTCGAAAGGAAGCCAAGGGGATGGCTAAAACCTCGCCTCAAAGCAGAGATCATAGTTCTCGTAGATTAGTATGATCTTCTTTGATTACTACCATAAGTTCCAGTTCTTTTGAAAGGTTTTTTATAACCTGTGAAAGACTGTTGCTTACCCCCTCCAGTTGGTCCTGATTGTGTATTATCTTGTGGTGTTAATACAACATTCAAACCACCAGTAGGTGTTCCATCTTCCTCCGTATCATCAAAGGCAGCTTGGTTATACCAAACACCATTGACATTGGCTGACAATCTCCATGTCTTACCTGGAGGAGACTTTGGGTTGATCGGTGCTACAAAACTAGGTCGATTATCACCTGGTTGTTTATCAGCATTTGGGATCAACTTTATATAGATTTTATCCATATTCTATATTTTCTCCTGTTTAGTTATTAAATT